TATTCTTATTGTTTTAGGATTTACAACTCTTACAAAATATGGATCACCATCTGCTAATGTTCCCTTTAATATTGTACTAAATGCAGAACCGATGCCAAGTGATGCATTACCTTGATTTCTATAAAATACTTTCTGACCATTATCTAAATTATGATTATCCTTAAATGATATTGTCTCATTATCAATATCTAATCCACCACCAAATGCAATACTTCTACTGTCAAACGATACCTCCCTAAATCTTGATCCAAGTATTGGTTCAAGAGCACAACCTTCACCATTTCCTCCTGTTAATGATAAACTTTTTATTGAATCAATATCAAAATCTTGTGGATCAACAAATATTTTTTTAACACTTCCAGATATTGAAGGTTCGATTAGTGCACCAGTACCACCACCATTTTGTATGATTAATTTTGGTGGGTTTATTACATCATAATCTTCACCTTTATTATCTACCTCTACACTTTTTAGTGGACCATAATAAATTTTATCATCTGATACTGGTGACTGTATCTGAACACCATCAATTAATATTCCAATATCATTAATAGGTCTTTCATTTTTTGTTGATGTGAAAAGATTTTGTGATAGGGGTATTTTCTTTAAAACATTATTTGGTTCTAATTTTTTATTTGCGTGTCTTTGAAGAATAAATTGGTGATCTCCTGTTGATGTTGTACCAAATCCAACTTGAATATTGCTTGAATTGCCTATTTGACTTCTTGAATTATAAAGAGCGATTCTAGTAATATTAGTTTGTCCCACTTCAGGTTGAGGATCAACATAATATACTCTTCCTGATTCTAGTCCAACAATTGATTCCTCAGTTGGTTGATATAAAACAGCATCACCTTGAATAAACTTAATAGATTCTGTTGGTGGTAGGGGAAATTTTATATAATTAAATCTACCTGCAATTAATGTGGAGGGAGTATCAAAGGACGGATTATCAACATCATTAATTTTATCTTGAGCACCTGTGAATATACCACTTATAACGTTTAAGTCGATATCATAACTAGGCAGAGAATTAGAAGCAACATATCCATCTATATCATTATCAGTATATACATTCAATACATCTGATATAATTTTATCATTTCCTTGTTTGATTTCGACACCTGTGCTATTTGCTTTTTTTAATACACGACGTATATCATATAATTGATTAGGATCTGTTGTAAATCCACCTAAAAAACTTGGAGTAATAACATTTAATGGATAATCTACGCTTCCAGCAAAAAGAGTACCCTCTATTCCAAACTCATTTCTTTTTAAGATCTCAAATAAATCATCTTTCTTAACAGATGATTCATTAATATTTGTTTTTAAAATAAATGGATTAGTATCGTCAACCTGAAATCTTGAACTAGTATTATATACCCACGAATTTGCAAAAATTTGTTTATAATTTTCATTATTATCAAATATTTTTTCACCTACATTTTTAACAAATACCTCCTCACCTTCATTTACAAGATTAATATCTGATACAGGTACTAAATCAGATAATACACCAGTTATACGTAAATCAACTCTTTTTGAAAGATCTCCATTTTCATAACCAAATATACTTTCATTTATTCTTATATTATCAGTTTTACTTATGCCAGTTGAACCTGTTCCAATTGGATTATTAATACCTGTGCATCCAAAAAACTGATTGACTGATTTAGAAGTATAATCTACAATATTATCACCACTTATAAATGTTCCAGTGGCACCAAACCCAATGGTAGAGTCAACTGAAACAACATCAGAATTTATTGGTACATCTTCAAGACATTTTGTATTGCCAGGTATGGTAAATACACCTTCAATGAGATCTCTGTCACTAAATCCCACAAATAATGATATCTTATAATATGTTTTACCTGATCTTGTAAATATTTCTACTTCAGATATTGATCCATTTGTATTAATGTCATTTGATTTGAAGATTGTTTGCCCGACAAGATTTTTAGGTTGACCGTTTGGAGTTATAAGATCAGCAACAATTACCTCTCTACGTATAAATTCAGAAGTTGATGGTTTAATTAAGTTATTCTCTAAATCTAAAACTCTTGATTCTACACCATATAATACTCTGAGTAATACTTTAATTGATTCTTCAATTCCCTTTGATTGATAGAAAGAACGTGCAAATTTTACAAAATTGCCTATGTCAAGATTTTCTGCAAAAGTATTTTCCTCAAAACCAGGCAAAAAAGTTTTCTTTAATTTTTTAAAAAATTCCTGTAAAAATAATACCGATAAATTGGTTACTGTCGATCCTGATGTATGTGTGGTTGCTGATGTCTCCTCAAATTTTAATTTTTCTCTATTAACATCTATCAAAGAGGAAGATACGCCAACATTATATCCTGTGATACCACTAAAACCACGAATACAGTCTGTAAATGATGTTGTTGTTTTACCTTTATAAGAAATTATTTCATCATCAATTTTTAATAGTCCATATTCATCTGGAAATCCATCAGTGGTGCTTACATTAATAGTTTTATCACCTACATTAATTTCAGATGTAACCGACGAAATACCAACGATCACTTCTGGAACTAAATTATCTACTTTTATATACTGATCAAAATTACCCAATAAATCACCAGATGCACCTTGGAATTCAAGTGAATTATAATATTCTTTAAAAAGTTCTATTGCATTGGGAAAATCTGCCCGAATAAATTCTGGCAATTGATGATCAATTATCTCATTGACTTGTATTCTCTTGTCAATTTGTGACATAAATTATTTCCTCTCTAAAGATCCGTTTGAGTAACTTGATGTGAAGAAATCTCTTGTAAATGTAATACCTGAAATATCTTCTCCTGAAGCAATTACGTCCTTCACCATATTTATGGTACTCTTTGATACTTCTAAACTGACAAATAAATCCTTTAATCCCACAACATCATTTGACTCAGGAAATGCTTGCACCTCAACTATATTATTTTGTAATGCTGTTGATGTTATATTAATTGTATTCAAAATTACCTCTCCTTTCATATAATCGACTCCACCTGCACCTTTTGCCAAAATTACTTGTTGTCCTTTATTATTAGAGGTAACAACACTTAAAGTTCCTTTCATACTTCCATCTAAATTTCCCGATGCATCTTTATTCGGCACATCTGTTAGAAAACAAACATCATCAAATCCATTAATTGTAAAACCAGTGCTTTTAATATTAAATCCAAGTGGATTAATATAAAAACGATTTCCAAAACATAATTCATACTGAGCAAAAGAATTTATCGCTACTTTTAAGTCTCTTCTTATAATAACCTTTGTAATATTAGATGTAATAGCATCATTTGTACGATCTATCAATTGATTAATTTTACTATATTTGAATCTTCCACCAAATTTATTAATTTCAACATTATTTGCATATTGTTGTAATGATGTAATAACAGATGATTTAAGATTATCAACTGACGAAACTCTTGATGGATTATAGTAAATATTTGATTCTAATTCAACATATAAAATTTTAAGATCAACTATTTCACTGTTAATACCTGCAATTGCATATTTTTTGAGTTTAGATTTAATTTGGGTTTTATCAAAATCGGATACAAATGTACCACCAACAGGTTTTACACTTATTTGTACTTTTCCAAACTGAGGAGGATCTAATTCTTCACCACCAATTACTGAAACTGACTCAGTTCTTGGAAATATATCTCTTATTATTGCCTCATAATCTCTTGGTGTAACTGCTCTGTACTGTGCTGAATAAAGACGAGGAGCAAGATACTTAATTGATGATATACTCTCGACTTCTGCACCGTTCTGTGCCCTTCTGACGGTGTTTACACTCACATTATCAACTGGTGTAAAAAATCCTTTATCACTAGTAAAAGTTCCTTGAAAATTAAATTTTTCAGGACCATTCCCTTCTTCACCATTAGTTACAATATAAGATACTGAAACAGTTTGACCAGTTTCCAGTTTTTTACCTATTATTCCATCACCAAATATTATTTCAAATTTACCATCCTGTACCTCTTGAGTTAAATATATTTCCGAATTTTTATCAATCTTTAATATGTTATCAACTTGCAAATATTTGTTAGATGTTCCACTAAATGAAACTTCTACTCTTAATGTTGAACTATCGACATTTTCTGCACCAATAATAAATCTTTGATCTGAGTTATCAGTAACTAAAAATTGATTAGTTATGTATACCCCCTCAAATACTGTTATATCATTATCAAAACGGGCAAATGAATTACCATCTTGTGTAAAAATATTAGTTGTTGTAACATTATCTGGTATTGAAAAAGTAAATGTTGTATTCTGAGAATTACCAACACAAACTAGTCCAGAGCGTAATGTAAGAAATTTAGGAGTTGTTGTGCTTGTAGGTCCAAGATCAATATCACCTAGTCTAATTGTTGCTTGTGCAGATGATTTTGAACGTGGTATATAACCTATATTTCTTGCAAGAGATACGACATTCTCACGTATTGTTGCAGAGTCTAAAAATGACTCATTTGCCACCAAATTAGCATTAAACGCATTAATATAAGTATTGTAAGCTAATGTATCAATAATAATTGAAAAGTTAGAACCTTCAAAGTCAAAATCTGTAAAAGTGGTATTTGATCGAAGAAAAAGTTTAATTTGTGCTTTGATTTGATCAAAGTCTAAACTTGTAAACTGAGTAAAGGGCATATTATCTCGTAGGTTCTAGAATAAAATTGAAAGATTGAGTTGGAACTTCAAGACCAACTATGTCAAAAGTAACTTTTATATCTAAAGAGTTAGAATCAGGCAAAGCATTTACTCCAACATCAAGTTTACCGACTCTCGGTTCAAAATTTCTTACTGTGGCACGTATTTGATCTTCAATAACAATAGAAGTTGACTTTTGATAGTTGTTAAACAACATATCACGAACATCAGTTCCTAAAATTGGGTTAAAAAATCTTTCTGTTGGAATGGTTTCAACTAAATTACGAACAGATCTGACAATCGCACGTTCATTTGTCAATACTGGTGCATCTTTTGTCACTGGATGTGGTGAAAAAGACAAACTTATATCCTTAAATGCTCTAGATGTG